GCAATGTTATCCATGTTTACTCTCCCTTATTTTCTTAGCCGCATCTGGTAGGCCCATATCATCACAGATCTGGGCGCACCGCTCTCTCTCGCCTATAGAGACAATCTCTGAAAACCTGTGCATCCATTGCACCGCAACTTCGTCAGGCGCGTACACAAGGTTCTTTTCTTTGGCGACTTGTTTAGCAATCTTCAGAAGCTGTTTATCCATTAAAGCAAATGATCAGCAATGAACTTGACTGCGGGTATCAGCGCCGCCGTCATCAGCCAAACCAGCAGGACAAACAGTATCCAGTCCAGTAGTTTGGCCGAGCGCGTACTAGCAATACTCTGCGGATCTGGAGTGCCGCACAGGATTAGCTCCTGCACGAACTCATCCTCCGGCGTCGGCTGCTGCTGATTACTGGGGTGGTAGTAGGCACCTATTCTGATAGGGTCTTCCTTAATAAATTTGCCATCACGTAGCATAGTTATCCTCCCTGAGATTGATGAACCATTTGATAACCGTAGTGGTCTGAAAAGAGATCGTAAACCTTAAGCTCTAATGGAATCAACTTGGTGGTTTTGATATCTAATTTCCAGGCCATTGTGTTTTCGTCTGCCAATTCTCGGAACCGGCTGTGGTGTCCGAAGATCTTGGTGATGTCTACATCCTTGTGAGCATCCGGCGACAGGTGTTCAAATGAAAACATCTTGGCTTCTTCGTCTGGCGCAAACTTGATGCCAACCTTTTCCAGCGTTGGGCGCAGGATGCCGGTTAGCTGCACATCTTCGTTGTTCAGCATTTGCTCGCCGTGCATTTGGGGAATGATCCCGTGCTGGATTGGCGCCTGCATAAACTTTTTGCTTCTCAAGCTGAAGCCACCGTTTTGTATGACTATCGGATTGCTCTTCCCAAACCATTGGAAGCCTGTGTAAAGTTGATTCCCTACTACTCCTGCGTGGGTAAGCCCGCCGATGTAGTCGTACCCTAGCCAGTCATCGTTCCAGTTGTCTTTGGACAGCGCCCAGCCATCATGCTGAACAATGAAGGCGTAGTCTGTCTCGATGAAGTTGTGCAGGGCATACATACAGAAGCTGCTGTAGCCTGAGTAATCCAGCGGCGCGGCGATCAACTTCTGCGGTATGTCTGTTGCTAACTGCTGATTGGTAATCAGCAGCTTACGGCAGCCTGGGAAGCAGGCCGCAGTCTTCTCCAATGCTGGAATAGCCCGCAGCCCCTGCCCGTGACCGTAGATAGCGACAACCGTTATCTGGTCGTAGTTCATTCTTTCTCCGGGAACTTAGGTGCAAGTGCGCCATCAAACAGATATGTACCCACATGCCCCAACTGTACCCACGGTGCAGCATAGACCTTGCCGCCTGCCTCACGCCACTTACGGCAGAAATGATAGTCCTCCGACAGCAGGTGCTGCGTCTCAGGCTCGATGCTGGTAGTGAAGAACTCTTTGATCTCGTCATTGGCAATACTGCCGCTCAGATCGTGGGCGTTATTGAGATAGCTGCCAACGTGCGGCGTAAGCTTGTCGAACACCTCGCGCTTGATCATCATAAAGCCCGTGCCGCCATTCCAGATCTCGGCAGGCTCTGAAGCATTAAACTCGGCATGGCCTTTGTGGTCAGCCAGGTTTACAACGTGCGATCCAGAGTAGTACTTCAGCTGATCAGCTGGGATACCTGCGTCAGATGCCTGCTTCACCAGACCCCAGTTGATTTCCTTCTTAGGATAGATGCCGCAGATAACTTCCTTGTCAGCTAGCAACATGGAGACTACATCGCTCGGATTGAACTTGATGTCGGCGTCGATAAACATCAGGTGCGTAAACCCAGACCGCAGGAAGTTAAATGTCAACGCATTACGGGCGCGGGTGATCAGGCTCTCGTTGAACATAAAGCTTGCTGCCATGTCGATGCGGTTCTGCTGGCAGATACCTTGCAGCTGTAGGATTGCTTGGGTGTAGTACCCGGTACACATGCCGCCATACATCGGTGTTGCTATGAAAAGCTTTGCCATTCTTATCTCCTAGGGTTTTTTGAGGCCAACGAAATACAAGTCTTTTGATGCTTTGTTTACCAAGAATCTGTACCCAATGTATGGATCCATATTGCAGTTCGCCAGAAAGTCAGATGCTTTCAGGTTCTGGTAATAGTCTCCGCAGAAGGGCGCGTCATGTGGCGTAGTCCTGGTGGTGCCATGCTCTGGCCGTCCGGTGGTAGCGCATGAGAAGAACACCAGATACTTTGCCATTCTTGTCATGTTGTCGAACGTACGCACCCACTCAGGGTTATGTTCGAAACATTCACATGAACACACCAGATCAAACGATTTGTCTGGGAAGTCTAGATCCTCGCCCTTGCCTACAAGGTCAACGTCTTTGCCGGGAGCAAGGTCCACGCCGGTGTAGTCGCAGGAATCAAAGAACTCACGAATAGATCCGTTGATATTCAGGCTTCCTATTTCCAATACTTTGGTGCGGACGAACAAGTCGGCGTAGCTTTGCTTTACTGCGGCTACAAATTCCATCTGTGCTGGGTGGCTCATCTTGCTGGCATCTCCGCGATAGCTGCGATCACTGTGTCAGCAACAGTCTCGCCGGCGAAGGAGAGATCGTTAGCCAGTTTGTGTGATCGGATAACTCTGACCACATCTCGCAGCGCCTGTGCGTATCCAGCATTGAACGGATCTTCTTTGCTTAAGATCATGTCAATAGCATTGCGTACCAGGCTGGATGCCTGTCGTTTCTGTGCGTGTTGGCGCAACGCCAGATAAGTTTCTTCTGGCAAGTTGACCGAATACGGGATCATCCGTTTGCTAATTTCCATGTCTTAAATTCCTCTTTCATTCCTAGAAGTTTCTCGATAGCCGATTGGCTCTTGGGTATGTCAGCCCGGCTGTCCACCTTCAGATACTTGTACATCCACTCTGTTGCTTCTTTCTCTGACTGTCCAAATATCTCGCCCGCGTCCTCGAGAAACGCCCAGAACTTAGGGTCACGGCACAACATTCCTGACGCCCGCACCATATCTTTGGCCAGCTCCTGCTCCCGGTTCATAGGTCTTTCTTCTTCATTCATCCGAACAAGAACTGCCATGTACCTAGCGCCCACAAAGTCACGCAGAATTTCCTCCGGCACATCATCCGGGTGTATGCGCAGAGTCAGGATGTAGCCAGAGTTATCCTGCTTCATTGCTACCTTTACTGCTTCAAACTGGCTGGTATTCATTAGTTATCCTATCCCGTGCCATTTTTCTATCAACACGCCAAGCTCTAGGCCGGTTTTGTTTGGACACATGTCATACAGTCTTTTCATTTCATAAAAACCCATCGGACGCCTACCTTTTCTATCAGCTAGCAACTGGCCGTAAGTCATGCCACAGTGGTAAATCACCGGCCATATAGACACCCATAATTCGTATAGATCTTCATCACTTAGAGGAAAATCATAGCCTTCTGGAAATTGGGCGTACGCACGAGAGAACCAATCCCAAAACTTTTCATCACATTTATTTAATTTAATTTTCATCTTGCTCCCTCGCTCTCATCATTGCGCACACACCTTTGATTCCCACAGGGTAACTACCATGCCATGAACCGTTAGGCTCTGAGCGCGTACCCATCCATGTGGCTGGATTAAACCTTCCCTGTGGGCTTTCCTTACCACCGCCCCCCAGGCTCTCCTATCTGGTGGCTCTGGTAAATCGTCATTAGCGGCTCTAACTTGCTCGGTCGTGAAGTATTTGTTTGTTACCGCATGTTTGCGTACAGCGTCTAAAGCTATTGCTACCCAGTCGCCCCCTGCGTTTTTAGCGGCAACTTCCGCCATTGCGTGACCGAGTGCTAGTCCTTGATGTTCCGTCATACACTCTCCCTCGCTTCCATCATCGCGTCAGCCCAGAGATACGCCACTTCTGCTGTTTCTGCTGCGTCTGATGCCCAATCTGGATCGGAAGCAAAACCTTGCATAGCCTTCGCCGCAAAGTAATCCCGCAGGTCCATTCCTTTCTCGCCGGTCATGTTTGGAAATGCTTTCACGATATATCCTCCACTCTCAGTGCATACTTTCCGTTAGCCCGCTTAGTCCAGCCGTGTACTTCCACTCTGATGCCCGCTTCCCTGACGTGCGCGATGGTGTCGGACTCCTGGATCTTCTTGATCCTTGATGACACCCCGCTGCTCGTCACCTGCACGGCCAGCACTTCATCTCTGCGGATAGCCAGGATGTCGCACCAGCCCCAGAGATCCTGACGCACGCGCTTCCACGGGTTCCACTTCTCTACCACTTCACAGTGATAGCCCTGCTCCCGTAGATACTCGAGGCTGCGCTGCGTCGGGGATTTAGCTGCCATACGCGATCCGCTTAATCTCTTTCACCGGCATATCGAAAGCTTCGTGGACTTTCAATATGAAGGAAGGCGTCAGCGACATATGGCCATGGCGCAGCTTCGAGATGGTCGGCGGGTGAACGCCCAACAACTTGGCCAGTACAGCATCGTTAGGCAGCATGTACTCGTGCCGTAAGTAATCTATCAAATGGTCCATGATGTCCTCAGAAGGGGATGTCCCCGTCATCCATTACTGGCGGCTTGGGTGCTTCCAATGTCTCTGTCTTCTTCCAAGTGTTTACCTGGATAGAAAACCATGGACCATAGTTGCCATCCTTCTGCCAGCCAGATAGACGGATGACGATGTTGTCTTCGTCTGTCTCTTGCAGTAGCTGCTTCAGCAGGCCGCGCTCGATTGCAATCTCACCGTACAGGTCAGGGCTAGACTGGTTGATCTTCTGCTTGCTGTAGTTCAGCCTGCCTCTATTCGGGAACGTATTCGACATTCTCTTGCTCCTTAAATTTTTCTTTCATTACTTTAAATCTATCCAGCAACATGGAGTACGTCACACTGTCCAGTTCTTTCAGTCTGTCGTACACAACCTTGTTGACCTTGTAGATGATGTTGACATCAGCAACTGACTGCGCCATTTCCAGAGCAAAGTTAGTGGTTTCAGCAATTGTTGATGACCAATCATCTACGGTAGTATCAGGCTCGGCAGATACCTTCAGCTGCCATTGACTGACTATGCCTGCCAGATTTGCCGGTGGCGCGTCTGGAACTTTAGCTACAGGCTTGGGCATAGCTTTTGGAGCAGCAACCGGCGTAGTCTTTGTTGCATGGTTACCATCATCCTCTTCTGGCGCGATACCGCAGGCGGCCATCAGGCTATATCTCCGAGCGTACGAAAGCGCACTTCCGAAGCCCTGCGCGTCATGCTTACTGGCCGGCATGAAGAGTGTGCCGCCCGATAGCTGCTCACCTGATTCATGGATGAAGGTGGTGGATACCTTTACTCCACCATCATGCTCATCCGTCAGCTGCATTAGGTAGATGCCGTTGTTATTTAATGCGTCGATGACGGCTTCAATACAGGCAGACAGATCTGCGTAGCGGCTGCGAAAGTGTGGATTGGTACTGGTCTTCAGCGCAGGACCAAACTCCTTCTGCGCTTTGACCAGTGCGGCGGCTATAGCTTTCATTCGTTCTCCTTAGTAGCAATTCGTATTGCACACTCCGCCGTAGCAGCACGTTGTGCAGAACGTGCAGTTGCCACGGTTGTCGCAGAAGTTGTGGCTGGTGCAGCTTGCGTATGCCATGCTCGCGGAGGCAAGCGCCCAGATAGCGATTAAGTATTTCATGTCATTCTCCTGATTCAAAAGTTGATTGGGTTTGTTGCAGGTACTGCTGGTACTGAGAGCAGAACTGACTGACATTGCAGAAGCTTGCGCATCTGGTTCTGCCGCCCAGCCTAGTCTCAATCTCATGATCCTTTACTGTCTTCAAAAATGTTTCTGCCTCCGAGCGGGAATCAAACACACGCTTAGCACGTACGCCGCCAGTCTTCTTCACAGCGTAAGTCGTAGGCTTCTCCCACATGTCCTCTGCCGTACATTCAGGTAGCTCATGCCCAATCTGTACAGACAGGCTGGCCTCGCTGTGTTTGTTGAGTCGCTCTTTGACAAATGCTTCCTGCTGTTCTGGTTCCCAGAGCGGGATGTCGATGGTAGCGATTGGCGCTTGTGGGTAGCCCTCTTTGTTTACTGCATCGCGGCGGCTCCAGTCACGAATGATGGCCACGATCTGTATGCTCTTTACCTCTACGCCTTTAGCCTTCTCCACTAGCCAAGCGTAGATGTTCAGCTGGTTGTGCCAGTCTGCCTTCTCTGCCTGCACCGCCCAGGCTGATGTCACCTTGTAGTCTTTGATAGCGATACCGTCTTCGTAGATCTCTTGCAGATCTATCTGGCCGCTGATCCGCCAGCCGTCCACGTCGGTGAAGATGCGCTCTTCTACGATGTGATGATCATCCTTGCCATGCTCGAGGATGTTGTGTACGGCTGTGCCGAACAGGCTCCAGACCATCTCGCTAGCGTCCTGCTCAATCTCTGCGTCATGCTTGGCACGGAGTTGAACTATCTGCGGCGGCGAGAGCAGCTCTGTAACAGACACATGGCTGTTGCCCTTGCTGTATTGCGGGCGCTTCAAGACATTGACGATAGTGTCCGGCAGCCCAAATTTATTTGTCAGTATCATGTGTTCTTCTCCTTGTACTGCCTCAATTTATTTTTCTTCCAAAGCATATCGTCCAGCAACTCATAAAATTTTTTCAGTCGGTCTTGTGCGCCTTTACTCTGTTCCATCGCTTGCTCGACTTCTTCAACCGTCAGGGCATGAAATTTCTTTTTGGTCTCCGTCATGTGTTCTTCTCCTTCAGCTTTTCCTCCACCATTCGAGCAAAATGACGTGGCATGTTGTTTAACTTAGCCTCAAACGCCAACCCCCATAACCAGTCTATTTCCTCATCCGTCAGCCCTTGCCATTCGCGGTCGGTGTCAAAGCGGTTGTCAAACTCTTCCTCATAGACAGCATGATCGGTCTTAATCCATTCGCCTTGTGTTTTGCCCGGACGTTTTTCTCGCACCGTAAATCTTGCCCTTACTTGGAACTTCTGTGGGCTGTCGTCATCTGGCTTTTGCTCTGTCAGTTGAATGACATAAGGCGAGACACGCACGATCACATCACATTCGTGCAGTAGGCACTCAAGAGTATGTGTAATGCCATCTTTCATGCCCTGTGCGTAGTCGGACGACTCGCAGAATGCGGAAAATGTTATCGGCACTGATCGTTTAATTGGCATTGTTCTTCTCCTCGTATTCAATACACCCACGCTCACAGCACACATCGCCAATATGCGGCAGGTGTTTATCAAGGACTTCCAACAGCTTGTACGGTAGTTCCTGACTTGCATGGAACAGGATTGCTGCGTCGCATAGCTCGCGCATGAGTTCCTTTTTATACTGCATGGCTCTTCTCCATTTCTTTCCCTGCCTCCATGCCCATCTTGTAAGCGTCTTCCCAGCCATTGACATTGACAGACGCTGCATCCCAGCCGCGAGAGAACGCTTGCCAGTGTGAGGACTTCTTGATCATGTCCCAGTCGTACTCAATGTAGCCTATGGATTCTTTCATCCACATGAGCCATGCTTCCTCTTTGGTCATGTGTTCTTCTCCTTTAGCCTTGCCTCCAGTGCAGCCACCATATCTACAACATACGGTACATTCGCTACACAAAGTTCTCTAGCTTCTTCTTTGGTCAACCCTTGCCATTCGCGCTGTGGTGGGGCGGTGCATCCCATACTGCATTCGCCAAAAGCATTTGCTCTGCATCCATACTTGTGAGTCCACGCCACCGGCTCCGGTTCAGGCTGCGCTAGTCGGGCGCGGAGTGCTTCTGCTGCATCACATGGCGCACCGCCGCCTTCACACCGACAATTCCTTGCGTAGCCTTCCAACGCATCTAGCGCTTGCTGCATCAGTTCTCGGTCAGTCATGGCGCACCTCTCTCGCGGATAGCAAACGCGCAGTCTTCTGCATCATTCCGCATGTCGAGTCGTTTATCTGGCGATGCGTCCATCCACTCCATCCATTTATCCATGCACACCTTCGCACAAGCCTCGCGCTCCGCTGCTGCGACTAGGTTGGCAAAGCGTTCAAGCGACGCTCGACTACAAATCACATCAGCCGTACTAACGTGGCTAATAGGTGTCATTCCAGCTTCGTGCGCTATACGAATAATGTCATCCCTGTTCATAACTTTTTCCCCTGCTTGATAGTTTTCTCATTTCAGCCATGTGTTCAGGTGTACGCCTTCCACCCGCTTTTCTGCCCGTATCAATAACTCTTTCATGAGTAGTAAACCTTGTATTACAACTTTGGCAAAAAAACCTGCGTCTAACATAATCCCGAACATGGCGAGTATCTATCGCCGTAGCTTTAAATTTGCACTCAGGACATTTCACGGCGCACCTCTCTCGCGGATTCGTATGGCGATATGCTGCTTAACAAAATCAACGCCCTTGGCGTGAGGGCCAAACCCTTCATAAGTATCGTGAGCAATCTGCGCACACGCCTCGCGCTCCGCTGCTGCGACTAGGTTGGTAAAGCGTTCAACTTCTTCCCAAGTCCACTCAACGCCGCCAGACCATGCAGGTTCACCACAGGCCTCCCGCGCCATGCGGATAATGTCATCTCTGTTCATTCCCATCCTCGCGCCCGAATGGCTGTTGCTATGTACAAGGTTCCAAATCCTTCTATACCCATCAACTCAACCATCGCTGCTATTTCTTCACGCTCTTTCTTGACCGCTGCCTTGATCTTCTCAGCCTGGATACGGGCAGCCTCTGCTTCCTGATCAATCATAGTTTCCTCTGGCAGTTGAACGCCTGGATGTCCACGCGGAAAGCCGAAGCAAACTTGCAGTCAGATGCAATACGTCCTTCTGTCTGGACAGTTCCTATCAACAGGCCAAGGAAGAATAGGGAAACCGCTATCAAGCTCTTCGCCCAGATTCGGTTGACCCAATCCCACGCCGCCTGCCAATTAAACGGAGCAAATAATTTATCGTTCATGTCCGCATCCCGACTGGCCATGCAGTTTTATTTGTCAGCGCCCGGCCAGACCAGTAAGCACTAAACGGCATGTGTACAAATATTCTGGTATCCAATCTAGGATCCTTATCGCCATGAAAGAATTTCTCCGGCGCAAGTAACTTCACTAAATCAAGCGCATCATGAAACTCGTCACGATCTCCGGTTTGTTTGAAACGTTCATACGCTCTGACCAACATCGCACGGTGTTCTGGATTCAACATGTTATTGCCCTCCTCAGATCTAAATATAGTTCGACATTTAGTGAGTGTCAACAGTTAATTTGTAACAGGAACAATGTATTGAAAAGTGGTAACGTTTCCATTTTGCCCTGAAAACCCGCATGTTTCCTAGGGGTGGCAATACATGGGTTGCCATGCTATTGTGGTGATGAAGCTACCTGGTCGCTCTCTCTCTTTCTCCTCTGGCCAGGTTTCTTCGCAGCGGCGACGCTCCCGTGTGGGAGCTTGAGGGCGCGACGATCTCCGGCGCCCTCTTTTTTGTCGTTGCTCTCAATATACTGTTCCTGTATACTCTCAATATCGAAAGCGGATGTCGGCGAGTTCCCGGACTCACCACCGGATGAGAGAAAGCGCCGGACGCAGCGAGTAGTGACAGCCAGGAAAGACTGGCAGCAACACGCATGAGGATTGGTTGGCTGCTGGAGATCGCGACGAAGGCAGTCAAATCAGCGGAGTGTCCTTAGTGACTAGGCGGATCATTGACCGATCGCAGTCCTCAGTCGTGTTGCAATCTATTTGAATCTGTCCTACACTGTGCGCGTCACTGTGTCAGGCGGCGACAAACCCGAAGCCCTCAAGCTTTGGTTCTCTCCCTTCAGTGGGAACGTGCCTGACACACGGAGAGCCAAGCCTTGAGGGTTTTTTCATGGCCGCTCGCCGCAGACCGTACCTTCCACGATAGCAGTGTGCCTGCATGGGCAGCCGAAGAGAAAACACTGGCAGAGGTCTCACCCGCCTACTAGCCACGCAGCCTGTCAGTGAGGGACTGCACAAGACGGAGGATCCCGTGGTGAGACATGTCCTCCATCGAGATAATCGCTGCCTTCTGGGAGCTGTAGCAAGTCTGGCAACATCAGACAAGTTCCAGCAGCTAGGAGTAGCTGGCATCACAGGCTACTCTGGGCAGGTGTGATACTCCAGCGAGTGTGCTGCGCACTTGGATCGGGCTATCACCCATGGGGACGCTATTGTCTTTTACTTTTCCAAGCCTATTGATTTTTTCTCAGCGATAAAAATTTACAATTAGACTCAATAGTTTGTTCCTGTAGGATCGCAACTGTTGTGCTTATGGGAGGATGAGATGAAAGACGATCAAGACTTAGCTGAGGACTCAGGGCTATTGATGTACGAGCATCCAGGACTGCGAAGGTTTGCCAAGTTAATTGCTGAACGTGAGCGAGAGCGGGCGGCGATGATCTGCCACCAGCTGCGGGATGTAGAGTACGCAGCAGACGAGATAGCAAACCGCATCATGGCCAAATAGGAGGGCGTATGGACAATTTTTTTGAGGCAGACCTAGTGTTTACCGCTAGACTAGCGTTCCGTTCCTCTGACGGGCTTTCTGACGAGCTGACGGGGCATGTATACCGAGCGCTGGAGCGTACGTTAGAGCAGATTGCTAGAGACAACGGCTTCCTGTTTGACGTAGCCAGAGCATCCATCACTACTCGAGAGGAGTCTACGCTGTGATCAAAAGCAAAGCCGACGCACTAGCTGATTATCTGGAAGAACGCGCCCGCAACGGCCTGGATTCTGAGGCGGCTAGGTTGCTGCGGTACTTTGCGAAGGTTCACGCGTCTGCGTTTGATATGGTCATGGCCAGAGATGACATGGCTAGCAAGGCGGCCTACTGCGAGATGATTGATTTAATCAAAGGTAAACAGGGGGAGTAGTGGATACATTCACCACTATCGTTTTGGTCGGCGGCATCCTGATCGGCGCAGGTAGCATCATCGGTCTGGCAGTCGCTGCATTTATTGCATTTGCATGGGAGTGAATATGCACCTGAGTCTGGACAAAATAACAATCGACGCTGGTACACAAGCCAGAGCAGCACTGAAGAAAGAGACCATCGCAGATTATGCGGAGGCTATGAGGGAAGGGGCAGATTTCCCACCATGCCTGCTGTATCACGACGGCGAGAAGTACTATTTGGTTGACGGATTCCACCGTTACTTTGCAGCCAAGAAGATTAAAGCGCCGAGCATCCTTGTAACGACAGTGTCTGGCACGTTGCAGGAAGCGATTGAGAAAAGCTGGTCGGTCAATGACAAGCATGGTCTGCCGCGCACCAGAGAGGACAAGCGCAAGGCGGTGGTGTCTGCGCTGGCAACGGATGTTCATCGCGGTAAGTCTGATCGAGAGTTAGCCAAGCTGTGTGGTGTGACGCACCCATTCGTTGCGTCGATCAAGAAGGAGTTGGAAGAGGGCAAGCCAAAGGTGGATACGAATCCACCTCCAGCAACGACGCCCGCACCCAAGCAAGAAGAGCAGGAGCCAGATGAGAACGCCGTCTTCAATGAGGAAATGGAAGCGACGATTCAGTTATTGAAAGCCGAGAACGAAGCGCTGTCGGACAAGCTGGCAATCGCCGGTATGGATGCGGATGAACTGGACAAAGCTATGGCCGAGTCAGTCATTAAAGATTTACGCGCACAGATCCGCGTGTTAGAGATAGAATTAAAAGGTGTCACGGATTCCCGTGATTCTCTCCTGAGAGAAAACAATCAGCTCATGAAGCAGGTTGCATCTCTTACCAAGAAGCTCAAGAAACTCGAACAATAAGCCCAAGCCGGCGGGCGTGTGTGCCGGTAGAGAGAGGATTCAATGTCACTTCAACTTCGCTCCTATCAGGAGGATGCTCTGACACTTTTGCGTCAGGGTTTTGCGGCAGGTAAGAAGGCGCAGATCTTAGTAGCTCCGACAGGGGCGGGCAAAACTGAGATGGCAATCGCGCTGATGAAGGCGGTAAAAGAGAAGGGCAACAAGGCAGCCATGCTGCTTGACCGTATCGTTCTGTGCAACCAGACCAGCGGTCGGCTAGAGAAGTACGGTATTGATCACGGCGTATTGCAGGCAGGTCATTGGCGGTATCGCCCGTGGGAAAACATCCAAGTATGTTCTGCTCAAACTGTCGAGAAGCGCGGTGCGTTTCCAGGTTTGGATCTGCTCATCATTGATGAGGCGCATCAAACCAGACAGGCAACGATCGAGTTTATCAAGGCCAATCCACACATTCGCGTAATTGGTCTGACCGCTACACCATTCACCAAAGGTTTAGGCAAGGTCTACGACAACGTAGTCAGTCCTGTCACGACTAAGCAATTGGTGGGTGAGCAGCTGCTGGTTCCGCTGCGCGTGTTCATTGCCAAAGAAATTGATATGTCCGGCGCAAAGAAGGTGGCGGGCGAGTGGTCACAAGCAGAAGCAACAGAGCGCGGCATCCAGATCACGGGTGACGTGGTGGCAGAGTGGATCAAGAAAACCCATGAGATATTCGGTCGGCCTCGCAAGACCATCGTGTTCTGCGCGGGCGTGGATCATGGTGTTGATCTCAGTCGGAAGTTTGCGGACGCGGGTTATAACTTTGTGTGCGTCAGCTACAAAGACGATGACGATTGGAAGCGCGACATCATCGAAGATTTCAGTCGGCCAGATACGAAGATCCATGGCTTGGTTGCAACAGACATCCTCACAAAAGGATTTGATGTGCCGGATGTAATGATCGGTATATCTGCTCGGCCATTTAGCAAGTCACTTTCATCACACATTCAGCAGATGGGGCGTGTCATGCGGGCGAATCTAAATGATCCGGCTGACAAACCTTTCGCCGTCTGGCTGGATCACAGCGGTAACTACCTGCGATTCCAGGATGATTGGGATGATGTTTATTCCGAGGGCGTTCGGCGGCTGGATGATGGGAAGGAAAAGGCAAAGCCGGAACCGTCTGAGCGCAAGAAGAAAGACAGTAAATGTCCGGCGTGTGGTGCGTTGTGGGTGGTCGGTGAAGATAAATGTATTAGCTGTGGTCATGTAAGGGAAAGGATCAATGCAGTACGCACACTTGATGGAAAGATGGAAGAGCTTGTTGCTGGAGCTGGAGTCAGTCGACAGTCCAAGCAAGACTTCTGGAACCAGATGGTCTGGTATCAGCGGTACAAAGGATGGTCAAGCGGGCGAGCAGCTCACACCTACCGAGAGATGTTCGGAGTCTGGCCGCGAGGACTAGATGACAACAGGCCAACGATGCCAACGCCAGAAACGCAGCGGCTTGTGAATAAAAAACTAAAACAATTTCTTAAAACGATAGGACGGAGATGATGGAGCGAGTGGACAGATGCCCGATCTGCAAACAGAGAAACATTGTGCAGACGCAGAGTTATCATGAAAAAAATAAAGTGCGGGATGACATGGAGTGTTCGGACTGCAAGGCTACATGGCAGAACGTGTACGCATTCTCGCGGCACTACAAAGTGACAGAGGGTGAACCGTGGACTTCATAAACTTCTGCCAATCACATGGCATTCTGATCTCCGAGCATCCACCATTCGGACAATGGAAGCGGTATCCAACAGAGGATCATCCTCACAGTAGAAATGGGGCGGTGAAATACATGGGCGATGTTGGATTTGTACAGAACCACGCAACGTCAACGGTGGTCAGCATTTGGAAGCCTGACTCGCGGGCGTCTGATCTCCCAACAGCTAGGGACTTGGCCATCAAGCAGAAGCAAGCGGAAGCGGACACGAAGAAGAAGCAAGCAGAAGCGGTGCGGCGGGCGGTCGAGATGCTGAATCAAAGCGTGACTCAATCGCATCCATACCTTGTGAAAAAAGGATTCCCAGAGGAGCAGGGTCACATTTGTTTCCAGGGTGGGCAGCCAATTCTTCTGATCCCCATGCGCGTAGGTGGCAGCCTCGTCGGCGTTCAGCAGATAGATGCTCTGGGAACCAAGCGGTTTCTGTATGGGCAACGGACTGCGGGCGCGGCGTTCACGTTCGATAACAAGGGCGTGAATATTGTGTGCGAAGGGTACGCGACTGCGCTGTCGGTGCGGGCTGCGCTGAAGCAAATGAAACAGCGCTATCGTCTGCACGTTTGTTTTTCTGCGGGCAACATGGTGCGCGTGGCCGGTGGACTCGAGCAGGGTATCGTCATTGCAGACCATGATCTTTCAGGTACAGGGCAGCAAGCGGCGCAGGAAATAGGCTGGCCGACTTGGATATCTGATCTCGCGGGCGAGGATGCCAACGACTACCACCAGCGCAAGGGATTGTTTGCGTTGTCGCAAAGCCTGACTCAGTTAATGCTCGACATCGGTGCGAGTAGGCAATGCGAAGTGTAGTTCGCCATCGGTGAAGGGCTGGATTTCTTTGAGCGACTGCATAATTTCTATGCCGAGCGCAAGGCATCTCTGGCCTTCTCCAGACCAATCAGAAACAACCCTCACCTGACCGTCTGAATCTTCGATCAGGTGAAGGGTAAACATGGCTTGGCTAGTCATGGGCGCAGGATAACAGTTCTTCCGGCACTTCTACCTCAGTACCTAGTTTACTTGCCACATAGCAGCGCATTGCTGCTTCGAGTGGGGTTGTGCCACTATAAATAACGTCACCTGCTGTGCCACGATCTATAAACGCGCACCACGGGGCAACATCATCCGGTGCAACAGTAATCCCCTCATACTCAATGATCGCGCCACCTTGCGCCCAATCGGTTGAGGGCTTAAACGTGCCGCCTTGCATATCTGATACCGCATCGACTCCGCTGAGTGTTCCATCCCAACCTTCACACCCTTCAAACTCACACTTTGCTACTGCCCAATCAAGGGCTGCGCCTGTTAGGTCTGCTGTTCTCATCGTCTGATCTCCTGTTATAAAACTGCTAAGTATTTTTTAAGTACGTCAAAATCTGCTTCGGGTATCTCTCGGTAGTCATCGACGCAAATCATGGTTTCGTCGCACCAATAACCCTGCAACCCTTTATCCCAATCGCTTTTGGTACAGCCGCGCCAATCTCTTGCCACCTTGTCGGCGTGTTTTGCTGGGCTGCCCTTCGTGGCGAACAGGTACGGCGTGTCGTACTCAAAACCGCAGTTTGTTTCGTTGATACGTGCGAAGTAGTATTTCATGCGTCTGATCTCCTGTCAGTAATGATCTGCTCTGCTTTGATGGCGGCGGCAGGGTAATTGGTGAAGCGGAAAATATTATTTGTTTGTCCGTCTGATCTGCGCTGCGCGACTGTGTATCCTGAATCGGTCTTGTATATGAGCGCGGATTGTTCGGGCGTGTAGTATTCAGCGACGATCTTCATCATCCGTCTGATCTCCTGTTTGCTCTATGTTGATGGTTTCCTCGTGGTAACTTTCAGGCCACAAAAAATCGGGCGCGACTGTGAACAGTTCATGCGCGGCGATGTAGGCTGAATCTTCATCGGCTGCGTTGACCGTTATCGTTTTATAAACTTCTGCTTTGATTGTGACGTTGTAAGTGTTCATCGTCTGATCTCCTGTCAGGCTAGTTCATGATCGAATGCGTAGGTCGATGCTACCGGCTCGGCAAAAGGCTCGGCGCGTAGTTGTTCGGCGTTAAAAACGTCAACGATTATTCCCTCCTCGGTGGTGTGCAGGTAAACGGTAAACCCGCGAACGTCTATCCATACGGCGCAGTAATCCTCTGCTTTGTAATCGCCATCTGGTAGTGTTACGGGCTTTTGCCCGCTACCGTCTGACCTAAATGCTATGTCGTAGTTCGCTCGTTCATCCGCTGGCACGATGACTACTGCGCCGTTTTCGTCGCGGACTTCGTTGCCAGAATTGTCGAGTGCAACGCCTGTGCTGGTTATGTAATTGAATTTCATCGGTCTGATCTCCTGTTAGTTGTGGTCGGCTGCGCCGCCGATGTAGGCATCCATCGCGCGGCAGATAAGCCAAGAATCAACCTCGGCAACGTTTTCCTCGGCGAGATAGTCGGCAATATAGGCGGCCATGTCGCGCAGTTCTTTTTCTGTGATGTTCATATCGTCTGATCTCCTATCGGCTGGCGGGTATTCCGGCTTTGCGGGCGCGGGTGATTGCAATCTTGGCGGCGTGTGTGCTGCTGAATCTGCGGCCTAAAAAGTAAAATGTATCGTCGGTTACATAACAGTCATCGCGGGAAAAACTGCCGTTGATATACATTCCATTGTAGTAAAAAGTAAACATGGGTCTGATCTCCTATGCGTTTACCGTCTGATCGCCTGTTGCGCGGGCGATGGCGGCGCGGGCGCGGGTTTCCATCTCGTTAGTAATTCGGCACATATCAATTTCGCAATCATCTGCTAGTGCGTCGAGAAAATATTGAAGGGCGGCCAACAAATCAGGCGCGGCGGCCATTAATCGGGCGTTGGCGATTGCTTCGTATAGGTATTCGTTGGCTACACCGTCATCTAGGTCGCAAACATGGGCGATATGTTCACCCTGTGCATCTCTGATATATCTGACGTACTCGTGCGAGTGACTGTGCGACAGTTTCCAGGGGGCGATTGAGAATTTATTCATGGGTCTGATCTCCTGTTATGCGCTGGCTAGTGCGCCAAATGTTTTCGGGGCGGTCTGCTCGATCTCGATCTCGTAGCCGAGCGCGTCGATATCGCGCAGGGTGTGGCGGGTTAGCGTTTTGGTTCCTGCTATGCGGGCGAATAGTTCGGCGGCAGGGCAAGCGGGGTAGTAGGTTAGAACCCCATAATTTTTGTCGGCGCGAATAGTTATTTTCATTTTGATAACTCCATTAGTTGAACCATTGGCGGGCGACTGATCGGGAAAATTCGCGGCGGGCGGCGCGTTGTATGCGGTCGCGGCCTTCTGATCGGCTGTCTTTTGTATCGTCGCGTAATTGGTACCAGGCGGCATGGGCGAGCAAGGCGCAAGCTGCGCGGCGATACTCGGTCGGCCAGTATTGACCTGTGCAGTAGTCAATCTCGTATCCTGTGGCGGTCTTTTGCAGGGTCAAGCGGCCGGAGTAGGCGCGTTGGCTCGCTTCGATTAAATCCTCGGCCTTGATGCTGTCGCGGCGGGCGACATAGGCGAGCATTTCGCGGGCGTGGTGTAGGTCGCGGGTAATATCGCGGCTCTCGCTGCGGTAAGCGGTCGGGTCGCCATAATTGGCATAGTCAAGGCCTGGGCGTTGGCGAATCCAAGCGGACAAGGCGGCGAGTATTTGATCTTTTTCGGTTTGCATGGTCTGATTCTCCTGGTCAATTTAGGTCAAGGGCGTGTTGCTGCGGGGTGAGCGCGTGATTAGTGAAATGAAAGCGGACTGTGTAGCAGTCTGCGTGTAGGTCGGAAACCTCGTCAACGGCAAAGCTAGATTCATCGTCGACAATCTCGATAGTCATATCTGGCAAGCGGTAGTATTGGCGCATAAAAGCGGCTAGGTCTGCGGATTCCTCGTCAGATAGTCCGGTTTCATCGCCGTTAATCAGGGCGGGCAGCCAATGTCCGGCGAGTGTCAGTTCATAGTGGTCGTTTAGTAGTGGCATGGTCAGTAATCCTCAGAATGAAAGCAAAACAAAAAGAAAAGCCCACATAATCAAAAAACCAATAAATCCGGCGAGTATCTCGGCAAGTGTTTGCATGGTCTAGGCTCCAGAAAATGCCCGCCGAGGCGGGCGGGTCGGGTTAGTAGTCGAATTCATCTTCTAAGCTAGTCACAAGACCGTCGAAGTCCTCATTCGGGCCGAGTATTGATGCCAGCGCGAATACAGCATCGCGCGGGTATTCTTCGGCGAGTGATTCCAGATACTCGCGGCGGTTAGCGAATCCGTTTGCTTGGTAGTCGTTCATGGTCGGTTTCCTTATGGTTGAAAGCGTGGCAGGTTGCGAACGAAAGTATTTTCTTGGTAGTGCTCGGTATATTTCACAGGCTCGGCGCGGGCGGCTTTGGCGGCGGCGAAGCGGGAAAAATCGCAGTCCTCCTCCAGATAAACCATATCGTTGCGCTGGTATGAGTACTCGCTGATTGAATGACGAATTCCAAGCGCGTCAAGTTCGGCGCGTGGTACTTCCAGCCAGCCGTGGCCGGGGTCGGTAATAAAGCGGTATGTCATGGTGTGATCTCCTCATGTAGGCGCTACTGGGTGCAGCGCATGGAAGGGATATTAGTCGATCAATACAATATGTCAAGGGGTAATCAATACAATATGCTCATTGTATTTTTATATTGATTGCGCGGTATTGATAGCACTGCTATTGCCAGGCTTGCGGCGATAGAACCAGGCTATTGATTTTCCGGTTTTGTTCCGGTATCTTCCGCGCGTGATTGTCCGGCGGGCGGGCAAGTGAGCGCGAGCGAACATCGGCACAACATGAACCGAAAAGCTATAAGAGATACAGTCAAGGCTAAAGGGATAGAAGGGGCTATGCGTATTAAAAAAGGTACGCTAACACCCAAAATGCGTAAGTTCGCAGAAGCGGTGGCATTGGGCAATACAGGGGCGGATAGTCTGCGTATCGCATATAACAGCAAAGCAAAGCCTAAAGCGGTGGGTGATATGGCGAGCAGGCTCAAGGCCGATGCCAGAATCAAATCGGAAATAGAACGGATAGAACGGGCTAACGAGCTGGCTGCGCTACATTCTGCCGCTGGCTTGCACTCCATCGTCATTTCAACCCTGGCCGAAATCGCCACTAATCCAGAAGCTAAAGACGCTACACGCATACAGGCGGTGCGTAGCATCGGGCAGCTGGTCGGGGTCGATGCGTTCAGGGAAACCAAGCGGGTCGAACACGTCAAGGACTCCGGCGAAATCAGAGCGCAGATACTGGATCAGCTGCGGACTATCACCATGCAAGCGGATAGTGTGCAGGAGGTCGATGCGACTGCGCTACTGGATGAGCTGACAGGGGCAGGGGCTGACGAGAGCGCCCAGGCAGACCCCACCGGAGGGGTACACCCCCAAACGGCAGCATGGGACTCCGGCTCTGACATACATAGTAGTTCACACCAACAGTCACCCCAAATATCGGAAACCACCCCCATCTCTTCCAACACGCCCACCCCCCGGGGGGATATTTTGGAAGAAAAAGATGATGCTGCACCGCACCAACCGAAGTGGTAACGTTTCCATTCGGGTCTGAGAACGTAGTGTTTATGCCAAATGATGTCGTGATGCAGCGCACCAAATTGTTGATTAACAGGGAAATGGTGGCCAAGAGGCGGGAGAAGACGTTTGCGGAATGTGAGGGGATGGAGATGACGCCGGCGCAGCGGGAAGTGTTTTTGATAGTGGATGAATGGTGGAAGCAGAAGGGATTTGGGCCTTCTATCAGGGATATATGTGAGTTACGTGGTAAGGGTGGGATGGGGAATACGAGTGAGATTATTGGGCGGTTGGTGAAGTTGGGGGTGTTGAAGAAGGTGAAGGGTGCGGTGAGGAGTGTGCGTCCGGTGTATATACAGTTTAGGTATCTTGAGTGATGGATTTAAGTGAGCTGATAGGGAAGTTACCGCGAGCGGAGCAGGAGAAGCTGCTGGAGCAGGTGGGGCAGTATCGTGACGCGGTGGTGCGGGAGAAGGCGCAGGCATCTTTTATGGGGTTTGTGAAAGAGATGTGGCCTGGGTTTATCCATGGGAGACACCATGCTCTTATGGCCAAGAAGTTTGAGGAGATAGCGGAGGGGAAGTTAAAGCGGCTGATAATTAACATGCCGCCGCGGCACACGAAAAGTGAGTTTGCGAGTTACTTATTGCCTGCGTGGTTTTTGGGGAAGTATCCGAATAAGAAGGTGATCCAGACGTCGAACACGGCTGAATTGGCGGTCGGGTTTGGGCGGAAGGTGAGGAACCTGGTAGATAGTGAGGCGTATGCGAAGATCTTTCCGAACGTTGGGTTGCGCGCGGATTCCAAGGCAGCGGGACGCTGGGCGACTAGTCACGGTGGCGATTACTTTGCTATTGGTGTCGGCGGTACTGTTACCGGTAAGGGTGCTGATCTACTTATCATCGATGATCCCCACTCGGAACAGGAAGCGAGATTAGCGCAGGGGGATCCTAGCGTATTTGATAGTGTGTACGAATGGTATACGTCGGGTCCGCGTCAGCGTTT